CAGGGTCGGTTTCTTGTTACCCCTCCACCAGGGAGGGAGGATCATGCTGCCGCGGCGTACGCGCGGCGAAACTCGTTCGGGTCGGGGTTCTGACGCCACAGCGCATCCCACTGCTGCTGCAGCTCGGTCTGCGGCTCGTCGCGCTGATACACCGACATCAGTTGACAGGTGCAGTGATCGTGAACCTTCACCTGACCGGCACCAACGAACCTCGCATCCGAAGAATCGAACGACTGGCCCTTGTACACGGCACCGCGGGACGCGAGCATCGCGCAGAAAGCGCACGGTCTGCCCGACGTGATACGGGTGTAACCCTGCGATCGCGGGTTCCGCAGAATCGACTGGGCAATGTACTCGCGGCCACCGTTCAGCACGTACCGTGACGCCGCACCGACAGCACGGTCAAAAGCCTTCGACATCGCCTGATCAAGCGACCCCGAAGTGCCCATCGCGGTCTTCACCGCGGCAGGCCCGGTGACCTCCATCGACACCGTCAGAGCGCGCCGGTTCGCGTCAACCTGGATCGTGTCCGGGTAGTCCGCGAGCGTCCCGATCTCACCGAGCTGAAACGCTCGCTGATACACCTCAGCGAGCGACACCGACCGCCCCCGAAGCTCCTCGAGCGGGGCCACCAGAGCCTGCACCCAAGCACGCCGTGTCGCGTCGATGTTCTCCGGGTCCAGCATCCGCCAGAACTGGCTCATGCGTGCTGTGGTCTCAACCGCGAGGCGGGCTTGCGCGACCCGGTGAGCGTCAGTCAACTGCAACCCACCGGGGGAAGTCATGTCGTCCCGACCGGGCTCGTCGGTGCTGTGGCCTGTTCGAGAAGGTCAGCGATGCGACCCATCGAGTCACCTTCCGAAAGGGTCCGCTTCCACTGATCCACCGTGGTCTTCGTGACACCAGGGATAAGCTGCCACAACTCCTCCGGGGGGACACCGAGCTGCGTTGCTATCTTCCCGAGCGCGTCCGCAGCGGCCGACAGTGACCGGATCGTCGTGTCCTGCCACGTCACCTCGAGCGACACGTCCTCAGCGTCGACCGTGTTTCCCTCGATCCGTGCCGCGAGACGCAACGCTTGCGCGTGCGACACGCCAAACGACGTCTTCCGCTCAAGCACCTTCAGATCCAGTGTCGACCGGGCAGCTGCGAGAGCTTCCGCTGACAGGTTCACAAGATCGCCAGTCAGCGCATACGCCGGGGTCTGCGACGTCGCCGCGAGCTCCTTCACATCCGCGTCACGCGCCTGGATGTACCCGTGCAACTCGGACGCGGGGAACGCACCGAACTTCGTCTCGTGATCCTCAGCGATCAGGATGTCATCCTGCGCGAGCCTCAGCTTCACGCGGTTCGCTTCCTGATCAGTCTCCGGTTCCGCCATCCCCGCAACCCACAGTTTCTTCCACGAGTTGAAGTGCTGCGTAACGAGACGGTCGTAGTTGGTCTTATCAATCCGCTGCGCGAGAGGAACGAACGGCTGGACCTCACCGAGCGTGCGCCCGTCGAGATCGAGAAGGTTCGTGTACCGCACAGCCGGCGTCACACCGATGCCATGAGTGCTGTCCGAGATCCACTCGACACCGGTTCCCGACGCGTCGCAGGAGAGGAACGAAACGGTCGTCTCGTCCATGACGCGCACCGCGTACTTGTCAGCACCGGCCTTCTCGAACTGCAGCGTGAACATCGGCCAGTCGTCAACAGCCGGGTCGGCGTACACGGCGAACATCTTCCGAGGCGACACGCCGCGCATGAACGCTGTCGGCTGACCGGCAGCTTCGCCCGGCAGCACTGTCACGAACGAGTACCCGAACCCGAGAGCGGCGCGGTGCACGGCGATCTGGCGGGCGTTCATCCCGTTCGCCATCCACGTCCGCCACGGCCCCGTTATCGGCCCATCCGGTTCCGGTGCAGACTCCGCACCACGAACACCGTCGACATACATCGCCTGCGAGCATGTCGCAACGACCAGCCCCATCCACGGTGACCGGGCAAGCTCTATCAGCTTCTTCGTCTCGGCCGTCGCCGCTCTGGGCGCCTTCAGCTCGGGGTTGTCGCCCCGCTGCCACTTGTCTATCTCGTCGAGACGGTCACGCTCATGCTTCCACTCCGGGAACCACTCTTTGACGGCGTCGGTCGCGGCCTTCTTGTTCACCAGACCCTCCCCGTCTTCTTCTTCGCGGTCTTCCCACTGTTCAGCGCAATCCTGCGGCCGACGTTGGCGCCGACCATCGAGAACGCGAGGTCGATCTTCTTGCTCGACGACCGTGTCTCTTTCCCGATCCCGATCCCGAAAGCGTTCGGACGGCGACGGGCGTTGTGGACGTGGACACGCAACCGCGGATCACCGTCGTGGATAAGGTCTTTCTCCTCGTCGATCCGAGCAGCGAGAAGCTCACACATCTCCGTCGTCGCCTTCACCCGCTCAGCCCCACCCTTCGCTGACCGGCGCATGTCGTAGAGCACCGAGTGCCCCGTCGTTCCAGGTGCGCCGGGTGTTGCCCAGTTCGGGATGATGTTCCGGAAGTCCCGATGCCACGCATCGATCAACGGCATCCAGTAATTCGCCTCGGTCTCCTCATCCTCAGCCGGTGAGGGATCCACACCGAACCATGCGACCCGGTACATCCCGACTGCTTCCCGCACCTTCGCATCAACCTCAGCGCGCGGCGCCAGCCACCCGTTCCCGCGGTCACCATGAGGTCTCTGCCACACACCGATGACGAAGTTGAACCCGTCAGAAAGCCGGCACCCCATGAAAGCGGTCGCGTCGTCCGACTTCGAGCAGTCGAGAAACATCGCTATCTCGTCGCCAGGCTCAACGACCATCGAGTCGCGGGCGAGTCCGTCGAAATTATTCGGGTCAACCCACGCGTCCTCGGCTGTACCGAGACCATTCAGATAGAAACGAACCGTGTCACCGACTGACGTTCGCGAGTCCATCGCCTCATCGCGAATCCGCTCATGGTCGGCCCAATGCGCATCCGAGTACGCCTGCCGGATACCTCGCATCAGCGAAACCGGGTCAGCGATATCCGTCCTAGGATCGGCCTCAATCGAGTCGTACAGGATGTCGCGCTTCAGCAGAGGGTTCGCGAGCTGCGTCTGCCACGCATCGAACGAACGCTCCGCAACAGAATCCATGCCTTGCATGTGCGCATTCGTGAACTCGAGCAACCGCGCCTGAATCCACGCCGGAGACTTGCCGACGTTTCGACGAGCAACCGCCGCGATGTTATGCCCGCCTGATGCCTGAGTCATGTGATGCGACTCATTCAGTGCGATCGCCGTAGCCGGGTCACCTTCGGAAGATTTCTCCGATGCTGTCAACAGCTCCATCCGACCGCCACCAGCAATAATGGAACGCGTCTCGCCAGCATCGAACCCGTACTCATCACGCGTGTGCCGCGGAACCATCGCGTTCGCGACACGCAGCACGTCCTTTGACTGCGCCTCACTGTTCGACGCGACCTGAACCAGTGGCAGGCCGTGGCGCTCACCAACCGGAAGCCCGAGGGCATCCCTGCCAGCGAAACGCGAAGGACCCATCAACTCGAGATTCAGCCACGCGGCAGCAAACGGATCTTTACCCGTACCCTTCGCGCCACGTTTCACGCCAGAACGGAAGACCCACCGATCATCTGGACCAACGAAGTACCAGAGAATCAGGAAACGCTTCTGCCCAGACGTGAACCGCCACGGTCGGCCGGTCTGATAGTCGATCAGAGCGCCGGGCTCATCCCCGACCCCCTCAGCCCACCGGATCAGCGAAGGGCCCAGCGAATTACGCAGCAGATGATCCTTCGCATCGGCATCACGAGGCCAAGGGATCGTCATCCAAGCGCCATCGGAGGCCGGATCGATGAAATATCCGGGGAGAAGCTCAAGGTCAGAGGTTACGGAAGTCATCGAGCACCGTCACCGTTGCATCCACTGCATGTAGCTGGGGATCGACGTAACGGATCAGCATCCTCCGGCGATCATCGTCAGTAAGACCGAGCGTCTTTCCCCGCTGCCGGAGCTCTGATGCGTAATCCTTCGGGTTTTCAGCGAAACGATCCGCGATTATCGCGGTCTCGAGCGCAAACAACCAGTCCGACTCGGTCCACAACACGCAATGCGGCATCCGACGAACCTTCGCCCACCAGTCCCGAGCGAAATCGGACCACGAATCACCGGGAAGATCCGGAGACTTCCCCGCGAAAACGACGTTCTCGACCTCACGCCAATCCCCGTCATCCTTGTTACGGCGGACCCGCTCATCAGCAGGCTTCGGAAGCGGACCAGGACGTGCCATCAGAGCCTCCAGGGCTGTTCGCACCCTCCAGGGGTGCACCAACGGGAAAACCGAACCCGTAC